CTGGAACTCTATAAGCCAATTCAGTTTTTGGCCTGTCCATACCATCTTGAATGGGTTTAAAAAAGAACGGGTAGTTAACTGATATGGGTACAACTTTATCCGTAAACATTTTCTTGGCATCTGCTCCAGACTTGGAAAGTATTCCAAATCTAGCATCGGAAGATATTGTAGCCTGGTTGACAAGCTCTGCGCTTGACATAAAAGAGAATCCAGATCGTCTGTTTTTAAGGTAGCACATACCATAACATCTTGTATCTGCTTTGCAAGCTTCCCAGAATATAAAGAAAAGTCTGTTTGACTCTCTAAAGTCTGGTGCTCCAACGTCAATTTTTGACCATTGCAAGTACATGTAATGAGTACCAGTAATGTAAGTATCAATACCATTATTACAAAACCAAAATCCTTTTTCTCGTCTAGTAAATTCATTATCAATATAATCGTACCATTTTTCTTTAAATTCAGCTGGATATTCATCCCAATCAAACCTACTTTTAATTTTACTTAATTCTTTTGGGTATTCTTGTTTTTCCCAATATTGTTCCGCTTTTTTTTCGCTTCGTTTAAACGGTTCATCTGCTGTTGGTAAAGCAATCCTGAGATTCTGTATTTCAATGATTTGTCCAATTTTACCTGTTTTACTTATTACTATAAAATCATAATCAGAATTATAACCATAATCCCATTTTTTAAACCTATTGTTTTTAGATAATATTTTAGGGTTTACAACATCTTTAACTTCTTTCCAAAGCGTTTGTTCGTGAGTCATTTGCTTCTCCCTTCTGCAAAGCCTTTAAAAGTTTTTTCTACTTTAACTTTTTTAGTTTTTTCATTTAACATATCTTCTTCTTCTTGAATACGTTGTAGTATCTCAAAAGCATCCATTATAGCTAATTTTTTAGTAGCGGCAGCATTTTTAAGTCTGTCAGCGCTTACGTCGTCGTCTGAGTCTACGATCTTTTCTTTTGCTACCTTAATTAGTTCTTCAATTGCCTTTTGCCCAGCTTGGATTATTTTCTTTTTCGTTTCCTTGGTATTCATGCGTTAAAGCTATATCATTTAATTTCATACAATAAAGTCGTTCACCCTCTATAATAAACTCAAACTCTGAGTTGGGTGTAAACGTAATAAGTGTTCCAGGTGTTATTCCTAGAGCTTCTAAGGCATTATTAGTATATTTTACTATACCAACATTAGGTTGTTCTTTCCTAGCCTTTAATAAGTTTTGGTTTTTAATTGGCTTTATAAAACAATAATCTAAATGAGGTTTTAAATTATACATATAGATTTGTTCAGGAGTAACAAAGTAAAGGTCTTTTTTAAAATAAGTCGAGCTATTACGTTCATTTCCTTTTTGATCATACCATCTTCTAAATATATTATGGTGAATATATAATTCATCTCCTATATTTATTTTAGTAGTATAAGCTGCAGGAGTCGAAACTACTACAGCTTTTTTACTAATAAATCTATGATCTTCAATGCTAGTATTGATAATAAGGTTATTATCATCAACTCTTCGTATATTGTCATACCTGTCTTTAAATGGTTTAACAATGAAACTATATAAGCTTTTCATTAGTATTTTAAATCATACTCTACTGATATAGCCATATTTTTATTAAACTTTTTCCAAGGTAAAACTTCATCATCTTTACTTATAAATATATTGTATGATTGATCTTTATCTTCAAAAAGAATATCGTTAATAATATGACCTCCGTACACCTCTTGACCAGTAGAATAATGCATAGCTTCATTCTTATAGTCAGAGCCTATACTAATCTTCCTTATTTTCACTGTACTCTCCAGTTTGTAGGTTTATATTAACATCACCATATTTTTTTTGTAATGTAGATTTTTCAGCTTCTATTTCTTGTCTTACTTTAGCAAGTTCTATTAATAAGTCTTGCTTATTTAATTCTAAATTACCTACATCTGATGTAAGTCTAGAATATTTAGTAGATACTTCTTGTACAGATTCTAACTCTTTTTTAGTTAATTTTTTTACTTTTGCCATTTTATTTGATTTTATTTAATTTAATTGTTTGTTTTTGTTTTAGTATACCGCTATCAAATTTGATCCCGATATAACACCTTTTGCTAAAATAGGAACTTTATCACCTACGACTGTTCCTGGTTGTACTAGTGGAAATGTTACTGCATTACCTGCTTCTGTTATTATTTTAACACTTTGTGCTGCATTTCCATTATATATAACAGCTCCTCTATCTTCTACTGATAGGCCTGGTAAAGTTAAGCCATTAGCTAAAACTTTTACTTTTAGCCCAGTTCCACCACCAGCTGAATTGTTTAAAGTAATCACATCATCTATATCATAGCCACTACCAGCTGCAGTTATTTCAACAGATGCTACGCCGTATACATCTGGATTTGTACTTAAAAGTACTAATGAACCTATTTTAACTTTCATACCAGTTGCACCTGAAGGTGCTACAGACGACTGAGTTAGTTCATCGCCTACTTCTGATAAAGCATAACCTGTTCCTACAGCAGTTATTTCAACAGCTTGTATAGCTGGTATTGATGTATTTATTGCTCCAACTGTAACTATTTTAGCGTCGTGGCCAAACACTCTTGGTTGAGCCATCATATTTCCTTCTAAACCTTTCATGTTTATTTATTTATCTTTGTTATTTTTTCAGCACCACGACTTCCGAAGTATGCTACATAAACTGTTACCAGTAATGTTTTTAATAAGTTTATCCAAGCATCATCAACTTGAAATTGCAAGTGAAAAGAATCTACAGCCATCATAAACACAGCTGATGCTGTTAAAAATATAAGAGCTAGAGGTCTTGTGTTTTTACTAAGCCAAGAGTCTGATTTCATATCAGATCTCCACCTACTTGACACTTCTTTCATTTCAGCTATATCTTGCTCTATAAGCTTCATAGCTTGCTCTTTATCAACAGCCTTAATCTTATTATCACTTGATATAAGATTTTTTACTACACCAAGAGTTCCTTGGTTCGGTAATATGTCTCCTATAGCATCTAAAACCTTAGGAGCTTTACTAGCTAGAAAAGCCCCTACTTTAGTTTCTTTAAATGTTTTCTTTTCCATTAGTTTGCAGCTTCATAATTTCCAGCCATACCTTCTCCTTTTACTTGAGCAGTCATTGATTGATTAAGAGCTCCTGACATATCTCTTTCTGCTACATCTTGCGCGCGAGAAAAAGGATATTTTTTCGTTCTATCTCCTTCACCCCTTGATAAAAGATTTCTATATGTTTCTTGATCTATCACTTGATGTAACTTACCTTTCGTAGTAGGAGTGTTATTAAACTTATGATATTGAGTATCGCCTTTTTTATTCATATATTTGACAATTCTAGTGCCTTTATCATTAACAAACTCACCTTTTGGTTGATAACCATCTCTAATCATATAATTGACATTTCCGCCAGTCTGCTCTGCGGGTCTATCTACTAATTTAGCCTGTCCTTCTTCTTCTTCTTCACCAGTACTAGAAACAGTATTGCCACTTAGTTTAACTGGAGAATCTGATATTAAACCTCTTTTCTGCATAGGAGAATAAGAACACTTTTTCTTACCTATTGGTGACATTTTAAAAGCCATTATCTATTGCTTTTGAAATGCTTAGATAATACACTTCCTAACTTTTTAAGTTGTCTAGCTGGAGCTGCCATATTCTTAGCTGCATATCCACCACCATCTTGATTACTTTTCATTTTAGTAGGTGAAGCTTCTTTCATTGGCTTCATTCTTTTAAAGGTCGCCATCTCATGTTTCTTTTCATACGGTACCATTTTCATTGGCTTAAACTCAGTGTTACCTGTACGTTTACCTGGTCTAGCGCTAGAACCTAGTTTAACTGCCATTTTTTTAACTTTACGTTTTTCGCCACCTTTCATCATACTTGGAGACTTTTTCATTTTAGCAGCAGAATCAATAGCCATAACTTTAGACATTTTTTTATCAGCTTTTTTAAAACCTTTATCAATTCTTTTATCGTACCTTTTTGCTGAGACGTCTTTTTTTCTAGGTTTTAAATTTCCAGGTCTACCTCTAAAGTTAGATAAGTTATCAAACTTTTCTACCTTATCCATCAATTTAGCTCTTTTCTTAGAAGGATTTTTCATTTTAGCAGGAGATTCACCAGCTGCCATTTCTAAAGCTTTTTTCTTTTCGTACTTAGCTTCTTTTTTCTTTCCAGACTTATAATCAGCAATAGCATTTCTAGCGTAGTCTTGCTCTACTTTTTGCTTTGATTTTTTAATTGGTGCAGTTCCTTTTGTTTTTACTTTAGATGGATTCTCTGCTAAGGGTTGAGCATTAGAAGCATATGTAGTTTTCTTTACATATCTTTTTTTACCTTTTCTTTTAACTGTTGGATTTTCAGCTAAAGGCTTAGCATTAGAAGCATATTCTCTTTTTACTCTTGTAACTTCTTTTTTCTTGTTACCTTTTACAGTCGTCTTAGTAACATTACCATGCGCATCAGTGCTTTTTGATTTTTGTTTTTTCATTGGCGCTTTCATTTTAGCAGGTGATTTATCCATCATTTTAATTCCTGACTTAGATAACATTTTAGCAGGAGCTTTTAATATTGCTTCTTGTAGTTCTTTTGGTAATTTCTTTTGTCCGCCAACCAAAGGTTTTTTAGCAGGTGACTTCATTTTAGCCGGTGCTTTACCTTGAGCACTAGACTTGTTTCCAGAAAACTTCTTATTTTTCATTTTCTTTTCCATACCTTCAGATTCATCTCTACGAGATTTCATTGATTGTTTTTTCTTACCGTTTTTAGCTCCTAAAGAGTCATCTAAACGTGCATTATATCCTTGTTTTTTCATTGTTGTTGGTGATTTTCTATTTTCGACAATTACATCAGAAGAGCCTTCTTTGTTTTTTCCTTTAGCAAATTTAGTATGCAGTCTTTGTGATTTTTTAGTACCACCTGCAGCTCTTTTAACTTTAGTTTTAGTAGTTCCGTCTTTTTTTGTTTTTGTTTTGTGTAGTTCAACAGTGTTTGATAATCTTGAAGACTTTCTTTTCTGGTAAGGCTTGTTAGGATCATCTTTAACACCACTGTCATAAGCTTTTTCGTGCTTGAAAGTTTTTATTTCTACTTTTTTACCTTTTTTATCAGTGTAAGATCTGCTTTTATCAGCTACTCTATTTTTGTCTCTTATAACAGCTGTTGGCTTACGTTTTTTAGTAGCTGGTGACTTTGCTCTAGCTTTTTGCTTTGCAGTTGGCCCTGAGCCAGCACCTTTCATTTTAGCATTAGCTACAGATCCAGCAATTTTAGTAGCTGCTGTTTTGCTTTTGCCTTCTTTCATTAATTTTTTTACTAAACTTTCAAAACTCATTTTTTCTCTTTTTTGTATGCTTCTTGTTCCCACGGAAACGACTTACTACCTTCCATGATCCATTTGCCTTTGTATTTTATTTTACCGTTTTTACGTGGATAAGATTTTCCTTCCCACTCTATAGATGTATCAGAATAGTTTAAACCTTTTTTACCATTTGATTTTTCAAATCTTTTAAATTGATTAACATGAACTTCTTCATGATCTATAACTTCCTCAAGTTGCTTAGGATCATCTATTCTATTATTAATAGTTATAGTGCCGTTATTGTTAGCTCTACCTAAAACATCGTTCTCGTCATCTACCATATATATTGGCGTTGTTTGTTTCTCATAAGGAGATTTTAATTTAAATGCCATAATATATATTTAACAATTCCATCTACGTCTAGCAGCTCTACCTCTTTCGCCAGTCCATCCTTTTGATCTAGCACAAAATGATTTTCTACGTTTTGCATCTTTACTACCAGGTTTTAACTTTGAAGGATCTTTTGTTACTGCAGTTTTTAATTTACTACCTGGATTTTTTCTTTTGTATTCATTAACACCTTTTTGTGTCATACCACCACCTGCTTTAGCTCCAGTTCCAGTAGGATTAGCTTTATTAAAGTTTTTACCTCTACCAATAGTTTTTCTTGGCTCTGCTTTTTTAGCAGGCGATTTTTTACAACTACCTTTTGTACCTTTAGCAGTTCCTGGAACTCTCTCATAACCTTGCCAACATTTAGCTGGAGATTTTTTCTCACCTGGCGCTTTTTCACCACATTTCAAACTAGGATTAGCAACTTGTCTCCAATCTTGTTTTACCCAGTTTTTTAAACTACCTCCACTACTAGTGCCTGTAGTATTACTTTTAGAAGATCTTTTATATTCACCTGCTGCGCCTGCTTTTCTTTTAGCTCTAACTATTTTGGATTTTTCACCAGAGCTCATGCTTCTAATTTTAGCTAAAGGTAAACATACTTTTTTAGTACCACCGCCTTTTGCTCTAACTTTTCTCATAGCAGGACTTTTATCTTTAATGCTACTTAAATAACCATCAATTATATTAGCTTGCTTTTCGTGAGCTTTAACTGATTTTTTAAGCTGTGATGATACTTTTTTTAATTTACTTGCTTCCATTTTGTTTTAAGTGGTTATACATAGCTTTTCCTAATTTTTTACCCATATCAGAATCAGATTTATAATGAGCTCTTGCTACATTTCTAGCGTCTGATATTTCGTTTCCTACTTGCAAAAACTCATCGTTGTCGTATTTATCAGCTAAATAATTACCTATTAATACGCCTTGGGCAGAGTGACCTGAAGGATAAGATGGTGTTTTCATAGAAGCTAGTTCTAAAGTATCTATGTCAATACCATATTGTTTTGCTTGATCTTTTGGCCTAGGTCTATTATAATATTTTTTTAGCTTTAATATAACACTAGCAGATCCATCTGTTAATTTATCTATTTCCTGTTTGTCTAGTTTTATATTTTTTTTATCTGCTACTTCTTTGAAAGATCCATATATGTTGTCTCTCTTTTTTACAAAGCTTTTGTTAATAGGTATGTTTTTTAAAGATTTTATCTCTGATAAAGTTCTTAATGAACCATCTGCAGGAGGAGGCATATTCTTAAATTGAGAATAATCAAACTCTTCAAACATTTTAACACTTACCTTTACCTTGTTGTTTAGAAGCCCACATATTAGCATAAGCTGATGGGTAAACATCAAACTTTTTTCTAGCAGCAGCCTTACAAGATGCTGATAGTTTTCTTAACGCTGGTGAGTTATTTACTTTTTTCATAACTTATAATTTTCTACCTTTTTTATCAACTTTTACTTCTTTTACTATTACTCTAGTATTAGGTTTTTTGTTCTGTAATTCTTCTAACTGTCTATTAAGCTCTTCTAGCTTACCATCAGCTTCTGTACCATCTTTAATCATACTAGCAGTTATACCAATTTCTTCTTTTAATATATCTTGAGTCTGCTCAAGCATTTCTACTTGATCTTTTAGTTGGATTATCATCTTCTCGTTCCACTCTTCTTTTAGTTCATATTCTAAGCGAGTAACTTCTATAGGTGGTAATTTTCTAGCTTCTTCAATATCTGCTTGTAGTGTATAATACATACCTACAAAAGAGGCTGTAACCATTATTATCGCTACTACAGTTTTTAAATCAAGTTGTATGTTAGTGTTTTCAGAGATCTTTGTACTCATTGGTTGCATCAAATGATGGGCATGCTTTATTAGCAAACTCATTGTGTGAATAAATAATAGCATCTGGATACATAGCCTTTAACGTTTTAAGGACATGTAACAGACTTTCTTTTTGTATTTGTGTTCTAGTATCCTTCGGAGTCTTACCATCTGCTTCAACGCCTCCACAATAACATAACCCTATGCTATTTCTATTATGCGACTTGCAATGAGCTCCGACACGATCTATATCTCTACCTTTTTTAATAGTTCCATCTAGTTCGATGTAGAAATGATAGCCAATGTCGCTCCACCCTCTAGAGTTAACATGCCAGTCTCTTATTGTTTCAACTGGTATGTCTTGTCCTTCTCTAGTAGCAGAGCAATGTATAATAATTTCTTTTATGTTTCTCATTTTATCTATTTACGAGTTCAGTCACACCTGCTTCTTCACTAGCTAAAGCTCCTCCTTTTAAACCTGATTTTATTTTTTTATCTGCTTCTTGATACTCTGCATCTTGTACTCTAAAATTACCTGCAGCATTAAAATAATCTCTTTTAACTTTCTTAGTTTCACCAACGTTTACTAAGTTTGTTTCTCCAGTCATTCTATTTACAACCTTTATCATGCCTGTCTTAGGATCCATCTTAGCGCCGTCTGCTACTTGATTGTTCATATACAAGTTATACGCAGCTTCTCCTTCAGGTGTTTTGTTAAACCTTTTAAATGATTCTTGCTCTGCTTTATGAAAATCCATATTTGCTTCTCTTCTAGCTCTAGCAGTTTCCGTTTCTCCTTCAGTGATTTTTATAGGGCTCTTGCTTAAAAAACTATCTCTCCAGCTCATATTTTATTTTTCTTTTTTCTTTAGTAAATACCATTTGTGAGCAGTATAACCTAAAGTGGTTAATAACAATAGTATAGACAATACAGGCTCTAGCCATCCTAGACTAACAACCGTAGCTGATGTTATATTTAAACAGTACAGCTTTAAATCTTCTAAACCCATTATCTTTGAGCTAATAATGCTGGATTACCTTTATATTCGATATTATCGATTTGTCTTAATGTTGGTGTGATTGTAGAGTTATTACTTTTCATAACTCTCGTGCCTAGCTTACCGCATCCGCATTTTAATTTTACTCCTGTTCCTGTAATTGGTTTCATATCTTTGTTTTTGATTATCCAAAAGCTGGTCTTACACCTTTGCCTTTTTCAATTTGTTTTTGATTTTTTTTATACGACTTAGCAGGGTTTTTCATATCTTTTTTATATTTTTCCTTTGCTTTATCTAGTTTTTTTTTATCTTCATCTTCTCCATCTTCTTCATCATCTGCCATTAAAGCTGCCCTTTGTGCTGCTAAAACACCTTCTGCCGCACCTAAAGAATTATCTATGGTTTGCGCTGTTCCTGGATCATCATAGTTATTAACTGGAGACTTCATTTGAGTTGGAGATGGTGGCATGTTCTGAGCTATATTATTAAACTTTTGAAAAGCTTGAGCTTGCTGTGCTGACTGCATACCTGGATCTACTATTGTTCCCATAGGCTGCATACTATTTAAACTTCTATCAGGTACACCTGCTCTATTTGGCATAGGCATTTGGCCTGGTACCATTTGACCTGGTACATTAACTGGAGCTCCACTAACTGGGTCTACAATTTTAAATGGTGATTTTCTATTTTTCATAACTTATCTTTATTTGCAAAGCCTATAGCTTTTGCCATAACCTTGTAACTATATTTATTATTCTTATCTAATATTTTAGTAGGCATATCTTCTTCACCTAACATAATACGATACATTCTACTTATTAACTGTTTGCACTTGTAGGATACTTTATATATGTGATATTTTTGAGTGGTGTGGTTTCTTTTCCTCCACACTGTAATCCACCCTTGTTTCAATAATCTGTTCCAGCGCCTGTTGTCCCAGCTATAAGAGTACGTACCTTTCTTAAAATCATCCTTAGTAAACATATTTAATGCATCTAAGTATATCAATAACTCAAGGTCTGCATCATTAAGATTACATGTTTTGCAAGCCCATTTACGTATTATTCTGTAATGTTTTAATAAATTAAGATCTTTAAGATCAGAAGAAGTTAATTTTCTCATAATATAATAACTACATCATGTTCTTTAATAACTTTATATTCTTCTTTTTTTATTTCAATATTAAATCCAGATGATTTGTCGTAATAAACTTCATCTCCTTTTTTTAATATAGAAACATCAGAGCCAGGTTCTACAACCATAGCTCTTCTGTATCTAACGTCTTCTCTTTGCTTTTCAGCTAGAATTAAACCTCCTTTTGTAGTTGTATCAACTTCCTTAATAGGATTTATAACTATATATTTACCTATTGCTCTCATGCTCTAATATTATTTATAACACAATCAGTAGATAATATAGTATTAGCAACAGAGGCAGCATTTATTAATGCGCTTTTAGTAACTAACAAAGGATCTATTATTCCGGCTTTTACCATATCAACCGTTTTTCCTGTAACCACATCTAAACCTTTACCATCTTCAAGTTTAGTTAAATTTTCTATACCAGCGTTTTTAAGTATTAATTCGTAAGGTCTCCTTATAGCTTGGTATAATACTTCTTCACCAATACAAATTGGTTTCAAATTAAAGCTAGCGTTTAATAAAGCTACTCCGCCTCCAGATACTATACCTTCTTTTATAGCAGCTTTTGTAGCACAAATAGCATCTTCAACTCTATCTTTTTTCTCTTTAAGTTCTATTTCAGAATTAGCGCCAACCTTAACTGTAGCAACTTTAGCTTTTAACTTAGCTAATCGTTTTTCTAGTCTGACTATAATGTTAGGATTTTTAGTATCTTTAATTTGACTTTCAATTAAACTAATCGTATCATTTACCTCAGTATTGTCTGAAAGATCAACTTGTAATATAGTTTCCTCATGATTAGTTATAGCTTTTAAACATGATCCTAAATGTTCAGGTTGTATAATATCCATGTCATCTCCTAAATCTTCGTTAATAAGAGTTGCTCCTGTAACTGCACACAGATCGCTTAACACATCTTTTTTGCTAATACCATAAGTAGGCGCATCTAATATATTTACCTTTATATTACCTTTAGACTTATTCATAGCTAAAGCTGAAACTACTTGTTGATCAACATCTGCAATGATAAGAAGACTCTTACCATTTTTAATAATAAATTCAAGGACCGACTGAATTTTCCTTATGTTGGTTATTTGTGACTCTACAATGAGCACGAGCGGATTATCTAATTCAGCCGTTCCTTTTTGTTTGTTGGTAATAAAATGGTTGTTCTTTAACGCTTGGTCATATTGAACACCCTCTATTAACTCAACTACAGTCTCTGGCTGCTCGTTTGTTTCCATCATAACAATGCCAGTCTCGTCTACTAATCTGAATGCTTCTCCTATAACCTTGCCTAGCTCCTTATCATTATTAGCTGATATAGTAGCTACTTGGTCTATCCTTGCTCCACTTACCTTTCTACTTTTTTTATTTAAATATTTTATAACTTTATCAACACCTGATGTAATACCGTTTTTCATTGCTCTAGTATCATCTAACAAAGAGTGTTCGTTAGCTTGATCTAATATTGCTTTAGCTAATACTGTAGCTGTAGTAGTACCATCACCAGCATCTGACACTGTTCTTTGAGCAGCTTCTTTAATTAAAGTAGCTCCTATGTTTTCTAATGGGTCTTGCAACACGACGCTATTAGCAACTGTTACTCCATCTTTTGTTATCTGTGGTTTTCCTTGTGCATCTTCTAGTATAACACATTTTCCACTTGCTCCTAGCGTTGAACCTACTGCATTTGTAAGTTTCTCAACACCAGTTAATACCTGGCTTCTAGCATGATCGCCAAAAGCCAGGGTTTTTACTAACTGTATTTCTTGCATTTAATTTAATTTGATATGATTTTTTTTGAATATTACTCGAAGGTTTTAACTACTTTCGGTCCTTTGGTAAACTCTAACTTCTTTATATAATGTTCAATAGAGCTATCTATAGCTTTTTCAGCGCCATCAATAGTTTCTCTTCTAGTTACATCTATCCATTCATCTGAGTTTATGGATTTATATTCGGTTTGTAAAAATCCATTAGGTAGTTGAACAATTCTCCAGTTTTTCTTCTGTGAGATATGTTTCCACATTTTAATGGTTTCTTCGTTTGGTTGTGGTGCACTAGTCCACGTATTAGTGCGGGTATATAAAAACGTCATTGTATTTGGTTTTAGTTAAACGTTGGTTATTATATACTATCACTTGATAGTTCGGTTATTTAATATTTTTAATAAAGTACAAACGCTGGTCTTCCTCTAAAAGCGGCAAATGAAGTGCTAAAAGAACTAACATTGCCAGGAAATGCACTACTTACATAAGCTTGAGCGTTAGACATTTGGCCAAGTTTCGTATCACTAGTACCTGATATAATTCCCATAGTATCGCCACCACTACCACCTTTAAATGATAAAACAAGTATTATTGACTCTCCTACTTCAATATCATTTCCAGCTCCACTTGCTTTTTGTAAAGTAAATTGTTTTTGCCCAGCTGTAGAACCTACGTTTGCATTAACTATGCTCGCAAATAATGTTCCGTCTTTTGGGTCAATAGTACCTTTATATATCGCTATACTTATATCTTCATTGTTAGCTGTGGGAAAATACAATATTATCTTAGTGGGAGCCATTCTAACAGTAGAAATAAATTGATTCAAAATAGTCTTTTGCAAATCAACAGGTTCACTTGATTGATGCAAAGCTATTGGAATAGGACTAAATGCAGGTGTTGCTGTAACTACTGTTGAAAAGTTACCATCACCTCTTAAAAATGTAGTAGATGTTCCACCTGTAGGTACATGCCCTACGTTATTACCACCATCGTAAGCTCTTGATTGAACAGTGACATTACCACTTGTAGGAGTAACTATTAATGGTGTGCCTACTGAAGCAGCTGGTGAAGCAGCTGTTACTTGAGCAACACCACCTGATATACCAGATCCGTCTATATTAATATTGTTGGCTGCACCTTGTGTTATTGTTATTCCACCACTACCAGAAACTGACACATCATCTGTTGTAGTATCGCTTCCAGTTAACCTAATAACTCCAGCACTTGGAGCTGTTAAATCGTAAGTAGTATTAGTATCAGCTGTATAAACAGGAATATTAAGAGTACTTGTAACAGCATCAAAATTAGCAGCTCCACTTGTACCTTGAGTAGTCAAATTTAAAGCAATAGGTGTAGACTCTGTAATTGCAGCGGCGACAACAGTAGACAAAGTTACACTTTTAGTTTCATTTGTTATTTCTCCTTGTGCGTTAGGAGTTTTATCTGCAACTAAAAATAAATCATTGCCGTTATAAAAAGACTTTCTCGGATATGTTTGTATTTGAGCCATTTTGATATTTTGTTTTTTTAAATTTTTTTGTTTCTTTTTTGTTTCCTGGGTAGTACTTGTTAGTTATTAAAGAATACTTAGGTAGATCATATGTTTCTCCAAATTGAGTCCAGTTTCCATTATCTATGTCTTTAGCTGTATAATAGGTTATATCCATTATAAAGAAATTTCCCAAATCATTTTCAGGTCGATATATACCATTTACATAGCTTGTAATTTCTCGTGGATGCAACTGACAACATGGACATCTTTTTATTTCATTTACATAAACACCTACATCTAAATCAGAGTCAACTTTAAAGTCACCGCTTACTCTGCTTCCATATACTACTATATCTAAATATTCTTTATCACCTATCACTTCTAATATTCTGTTTAGAAGTTTAGTTTTATCTTGGTCACTCCAGTTTTGTATTAACTTCATACTATAGTTGTTTAAACTCTACGTCTATCATGCTATAGTCCACCATGTCATAACCACCTTTATCAACACTAACAGCTCTCCATGGAACTTCGTCTGACATGACACCTTGAAATTTACCTGTGCCATAATTCTTAGCGTACTTAACTTTATATTGAAACTCATATATATTAATTCCACTTGGTGATTGACCGATAAGCTTAATGTTTTTCTTTAATCTTCTATCACTACTAGTAACTGATGTAACAACACCGTCTTTTATTACAAATGTTAAAGAAGCAGAGTTATTACCGTTTCTAACTGTAAATGTAGATGTTATACCAGCTGAATTATCAGAAGAGTTATACTTAGCTCTTATTGTTCCTTGACCAGTACTAGTGCCAGCATCTACCGTACAAGTAGTAGCAGATATAACTATTGATGGATTTGAATCATTTGCTGGACCTCTTAATTTTAAAGATCCACCATTCCCTGCTCCTACAAAAGTGTTAGTGCCATCAAATATCATAGCGTATTCTAAGCCAGTCATATTTTTTGTGCCTATAAAGTTATAAGAACTTGAGTTGGCCCAGACTCCCATTTCTAAACCTCCATCTGTACCGCTACTATTAACAACCATGTTTCCATTTACGTCTAGTTTAGCGCCTGGGCTAGTAGTTCCAATGCCAGTATTTCCGCCTTGTTCTATTATAAACAAATTACCAGTTCCATTTAAATCTGATGTTGTTCCGACTCCAAACTGCTCACCGCCTCCTAGTCCAAAGAACATACTTCCTTGTGAATTGGCTAACTCTATTGCTAAATCAGCTGTAGCTGTAGTTTCGTATTTTGCAATTTCTACACCTGAAGTTTTGACATGTAGCTTTTCAGTTGGGCTAGTAGTTCCTATACCCACATTGCCGTCAACTGTTATGCCATCTAAAAAATTTACTGCCATTTAATTTAATTTTATTTGATTTGATTTTATATTATCATACTTCGCTTATTAAGCAAGTTATATCTGCTGAAGCTGCAGTTGTAACAGTAACTACATTTACGCTAGTTCTAACAACTGTTGCATAAACAGTATCGAAACTAGAAGTATCGAACAATTGTACCATTACATTTCTAGTATTTAGATTATGAGTAAAGGTATGTGTTGTTCCAGAAGCGCTTGTTCCTTTAAACGTTTTTAATCCTATAGCACTTTTTAAACTATTAAGAGTAATTTTATTATTCTTAGTATCTCCATTAACATCAGTGTTTTGGCTTATTAGAAGAAGATCATTATCTACATCTACAGATCCAGCTGTGTAATTATCTTGAGAGCGTATATCAATACCAACTTGTGCCGTACCACTTGAATACCGCACATCAATACCTGTCAATTGGTTGCTAGAAGTTGGTCCTGTTTGTGCATTCACATTACCAATACCAACTGTAGATATTGTTGCTAAGCCAACGTTATTTTGAACAGTTACCCAATCAGATAAAGCTGTTGGAGCATCGCTTTGAGCAAATAAGAAATCTCCTACTTCAACAGTTTCACTAAAGAAACTACCAGGATCCGTTACAACGTATGCCCAACCTTTTTTAATACTTGATGATGGATTTGAATCAAGATCTGGTGTATTACTAGCAGCGTTATAACCACCTTGAAATACTAAGTTACCAACTACAGAATTGTCAACATATGTTTTATTTACTGCATCTGTACCAGCTGAAACTGTGTCGATGCCTTGAATACGACCTGTGCCACTTAAGGTTATATCACCACCGCCAACTGTTAAATCACCAACTGTGCTAACATTATCTGCTAGGCCAATCGTAACACTTCCCTGTGTTGCTGCGTTTATTTTAGTTTGATTAGCCGCTCCTATAAAATTAACAACATCGAGAGAACTATCACTACCAGTAAGTGTTATTGCAGCTACGTTACTGAATGGTACGCTAGTTGGTAAAGTGTAAGTAGTATTAGTATCTGAACCACTAGAAGCAGAAGTTATTAGACCTTTTGCATTAACTGTAATACTTGCATTAGTATAAGAAGCTGCTGTAACACCACTATTAGCAAGACCAATAGTATAGTTAGCAGCGTCATTACTTCCAGCTAATGAAATATCCATATTACTACCTGGCTTTATTGTTAAATCACCATCTTGACCTATAGTAAATGGTCCTGAGGCTCCGCCGAATATATTAGCGTTCCAGCTAGTCATACCAGACGTATCAGTCCAAGGTACATTAACCACACCTTGGCCAGCGGCGTTTAATTGTAAACCATAAGTTCTACTAGCTGTAGTTGTTACTGAGTTAGCTGCTACTGATTGAGCTGTGTCAGAAAATAATTCTACAGCACCTCTTTGTGTAGATGTTGCTGCATCTATACTTATTCCAACTACAAATATGTTTCCAGTTGGGTTAGTTAAAGCCGTATTAATAGCTCCTGTTCCTGAAAGTGTAACTTGTGAAGCATTAACTATAGTTCCACTACCTGAATCTCCTGATAGTTGCCAACTTGTATAACTACCAGCCGATGGATCTATCCATGCTGAGCCGTTATAGAACTTAAATACGTTAGATGTTGAATTATATATTATATCACCTGAATTTGCGCTGCCAGGGTCTGATGCTAAAACCTCTAATCTTGAGTTTAATAACTGATTACCGTTTAAATCTAAGTTATCTAAAAATTTTATTGCCATTTTGTTAGTTTATATATGCATCCCCTGAAAAAGGCGCACTAAAAGTTAATGTTAATTTATTTGTTGTGTTGTATTGTAAACTACCAATCACTTCTTCCTTATGAGAGTTAACCACCGTTACTGATGGAAACTTATTTAAGTTATGTTCTATTACCCACGTATCACTTGGTACGGCTTGATGGAAGACAAAAGTAGATTTTAAGTTAATAATCTTGCTTAATGCTATAATATTAGTCGTCTTAGTCTTTAATTTAGGATTAGAAGACGCAGAATCCGATATTAGTATCTCATCTTTTTCATTCAATGGAGCTTCTTTAAACGGATATGTAGTTATTATTGGCATTTATGCTTGATTTTTGAAATTTCTTTTATATTACTGTATAATATAGTTATTTACATGTATTTTTACATATTTACATCTTTTATACTACGTTATAGGGTGACAAATACCCCTTATTAGGTAGCTTTAAGAGGCAAATGTCACTGTTTTTTTAAAATATACTAGAAATATAGGAGTAGAGTACTGCACCCCACAATATAATTTTGTATTTCGTCAGTAAAACGATTTTATATTTCACGGGCCCCATCAATTTTAGATTAATATTTTGTCTTCGTCAGTTATTTCGATGCATAATTGTGTAACCTTTTAGCGTCTAACATTTTGACATACTAATAAGTACACAATCTATTTACGAGCTTCGTTAGATAATATATATAACTAACAAATAAATAAAAACAATATGAAACTATTACTAATATCTTTAACATCACTAATAACATTGATAGCTTATAACATAATCACTCACGGAATTATAAACTATATTTCATTTAATGGAATTTAAAATGTAAATTACAGAGAGTTTACGCGATACACTTCTAAACTAAAATTAATAACTAAACAAAACTACACTTACACAACACAAACTAAATACGACAACAAACAGATAATATATATAACTAAACTAAATTAATAATAACTAAATAAAAAATAAATAATATGAAAACTAATAACTTAACAACAAAAAGATTTGTAATCAGAAAGTCACTAATAGGTACTAATACAGTAGTCACTTTCACTAACAAAAAAGACATTACATTCACTTATAATCATGATGAAATTTATAATGAGTTTCAAAATAAATTTGACGAGATGAATTGTTTTCAAAAGTATAAATCTTATACAAATAGTAATACTGTTCCTAAATTCTGCAGAGAATTAAGTACTCAGTCTTAAAAACTAAAAGTCCAGTTAGTTCTACTCGTTTACTGGTAAATCAAAAATGAACGAGTCAAAGTCGAAGTTGATAGTAATACTTTAACGACTATAAATAACACGAACATATTACTCAACACATAACTGAAATGGTTGGAAGTGAGATTCGATTTCTCACTCAGTTACAAACTAATTACGACAAAGTGTCGATAATATAATAAACTAATAAAATAAATAACTATGTATAATTCAAATAATCCTTCAAACTGGTCTTGGTCAAAAGCTTTTGATGAAATGGAAAAGACTGTAAATCAAGCTGAACTCACTCAGCAATGTATAAATCACGTTCTCAATTATCCTGGAGAAGCTAACGGTGTCTTCATGACATTAAGTAAATCTCAACAAGATGATGTTTATGAACTACTAAATCAAGTACTATGAATAATCTAAATACTACAATCGACAAAGTAGCAATGTCAGAATTTGACATGCACTACTATCAACTTGGTGATAACGAGAAACAATGGTGTAATGATGAAATGGTAAATAATCCTAAGTGGTTAAATCCATTTTGGAAACAAGAAGGTTATCAAAGTGAAACTGATAAACTATGTGAAGAACTAGGAATTTTAAACTATAAAAATAAATAATATGAATAAACTAATAATAGCAGGTATGGTAGCGAGTGGATTTCTCGGCTATAATATCAAAGAAGATGGAACAAGAGTAGAAAAAGCTCTAGAAAATATACAATATATTAAAAGTTGGGTACATGAAGATTTAAACAGTGGATTAATGGATACTCTCTATGCAGATTATTACATAACAGCTTTAAATGAAACAGAAAATTTACTAATAACTCAAATAAATAAATAAATAAATATGATAGATAACTTTGAATTTGAAATATATTATGGTGATTTAGAAGAACCACTATATTTAACTAACGACAAAAACTATATTTGTGACGAAATGAGAGATTTCATGGAAGAACTAGGAATAGATTTAAACGAAGTAATATATAAAGTACAAGAGATATGAAAAAAAGAACAGATTTTACAACAGATGGATTTGAAGTATTAGGTTACTTCTTATTAACAGCAATAACAGTAATACTATTTGCTTACATCACAAACTAAATACGATAACCAATAGATAATAACAATATGAAATATATAAACACAGACAACTTAACAGCAATCAATTACGGTGAAGGTAGTATCAAACTCATGATCTACAATAAACATAAATCTCCTTATGGTTATTCACCTCGCGATCTAGTTGTCTCACTGTTTGCTATTTCAATAAAAGATTTTACGTACAAATATGTACAGTCGGAAGTAGACAAAGTGTATTCTACTTTCAACTATGAAGAAATACACGAACTAATAACTAAAATAAACAACAATGATTAAAGCAATTAAAATAATAGCGATCAAAGCGGTCGAAGAAAAAATGTTAAAAATATATGCTACTATTATGACTACTGTATTCTTAGCTATATGGATACCTACAATGGCCATAGTATTAAAAAATATATTCACGCAAGTAATATTACCAATATTTAAATAATATGAAACTAACTAACGAAGAAAAAGACGAAATTACTTGGAGAGTGGTTGACTCACTATACGAAAAACTAGCTAACGAACTAGAATATGAACTACAAGAGCATGAAAACTTTCCAGAAACTAACGATGCTTACATGAATTTATTCAATGAAATGACTATAAAAATAGTAAAGTATATGAGAAGTGAGCTGTTCTCTCCAGGAACAAGTGAGGATTTAGAACTTTATAAAAGATAAAATATGACAGAACAACAAGCAATAGAAGCAATCGCTAATGATATACAGGATGGTATCTACCTCTTTTCTC